TAAAAAAAACTGGATTGAGTCCGCAGTAAAAAAGCCAGGTGCGTTGCGCCGTACTTTAAAAGTAAAGGCTGGTCACAAAATACCAAAAAAAAAGCTAGATAAAGCCCTTAATTCTAAAAACAAGCTAACTGCAAAAAGGGCAAGATTGGCAAAAACTTTGAAAGGTTTTAATTGAGGCGTCATGTTAAACAACCTGCAATTAGAATCAGATTCTAGGATTGAATCTATAGTAGCCCTTATGAAAAATATAGGGTTGCAATTTCAAACTAAATGCTCATTCCATGAATTTATCAAGCAAGCATGGCCTGCAATTGAAGGCGGAATTAGCTTTGTTGATAGTTGGCATATACAAGCAATAGCAGAACATTTAGAGGCTTGCTATCGTAGAGATATAAAAAAACTCTTGATCAATATCCCGCCAAGAACTAGCAAAAGTACAATAGTATCTGTTATGTTTCCTGCTTGGGTATGGCTACATAATGCAGAGGAGAAGTTTCTCTACTCTTCCTATGCGGGTTCACTCTCAATAGAACATTCCTTAAAATGCAGAAGACTTATTGAGAGTAACTGGTATCAGGAACGTTTTGGCAATTTGTATCAATTGTCTAAAGACCAAAAAGCCAAGGGATTTTTTGACAACAACAAGAAGGGGAGCCGTATCGCTACGTCTGTTGGTGCAAGTGCTACAGGTAAAGGAGGTAATTTCTTAATTGTTGATGATGGAAATAATGTGCAAGATGGGGAAAGCGAAGTCAAGCGCAATGCTGCTCTTGAGTGGTTAAATAGCGTTTGGTCAACTAGGCTTAACGACCCTAAAAATGATGTACAAATTATTATCCAACAGAGACTACACGAAGAGGATATGACAGGCCATGTTATAGATAAAGATATAAACAATGAATGGGTAAAATTAATTTTACCTATGGAATATGAAAAATCTAGAAAAGCTAAAACTATAATACTTCCATCAACTAATGGCAAAATCTGGCAAGACCCAAGAAAAGAAGAAGGCGAATTACTATGTGAACAAAGATTCTCCCTTGAAGAAATTAAACAATATAAGCATAGTTTAGGTTCGTATGGGTATGCTGGCCAGTATCAGCAAAGACCAGCACCAGAAGAAGGCGGTATAATTCAGAAATCTTGGTTTAAATGGTGGAAGCATAATGAACCACCTGAAATACAATATGTTGTGCAGTCATGGGATACCGCTCTTACTGCTAATGAAATGTCCGCATATTCAGCCTGTACTACATGGGGAGTGTTTTTAGATCATAACTACGTAGAACATTTAATATTACTTGGAATGTGGCGTGGACGTGTTGAGTATCCAGAGCTTAGAGAGATGGCTAAAAGGCTTTATAGAGATTATAGAGATAATGGAAAAGAACATAATCCAAGGTTTAAAGGTAGACAACCTGATTTATGTTTAGTTGAAGCTAAAGCCTCGGGCGACCCATTAATACAAGATTTAGCTGCGGGTGGAATAAGTGCAGTTGCTTTTAATCCTAGTAAATATGGTGATAAAATACAGAGGGTAAGGTTAGTTACTCCTCTTATTGAAGGGGGTAGGGTTTGGCTTAGAGCGAGAGGTCCTAAGTACGATAGTTTAATACCAGAAGCTGATGAATTTGTAGAAGAGGTATCAACGTTTCCTAATAACTCCTCAAGAGATTTAGTAGATACTATGACGCAAGCCTTGCTAAAATTAAAAAGCGGACAATTTGTATTAAATCCTAAGGACGAAAGACCAGCTCCACCTGATTATCAAGAAATTAAAAGAGTATATTAAATGCAAAATATATTTTTCAAACTAGTTTTATAAACGTTCCTTCAATATGATTGTCTAATTCATCGGCTACACCTTCTACATCATTATTAATAATCAAACCTTTACATAAAATAAATGGCTTTGCATCGCTAATGTTAAATGACTTTAAATAGTTATCTTGTTTTTTTGAAATTTTATCTATAAAAACAGGAAAATGTATAGGTATAGATTTTTCTATTGTTTTGCCAAATGGCTGAAAAATATTATTTGTATTTTCAATACGAATTTTAAATTCCCTTCTACCTGAGACAATCAAATATTCGTTTGTTTTAACCAACACATCAGCACAGCAAGGCACTTTTAGCTTTCCTGCGTCATGTATTATTTTTTCTAGTTTGTTTATTAATGTTTTGTTATTAGCGGGCTTTTTCAAAGTCATTTTTACCTGTGGTATAATAGTGAATAAGAATATTTGTTTTATGAATATCGACACTGATTATATCACACCTTTAGAAGAACTGGAAGATGGTTCAACAGTTTATCAAATAGGTGAGCCTGAACCTGAGCAAAATAACAACGAAGAATTTTATGCTAATCTTGCAGACGATTTAGAAGAGAGTAACAGAAATAAGTTATCTAGCTATCTTCTTAATTTAATTGAAGAAGATATGGAGGCTCGCAAGGACTGGTTAGAATCAGTACATACAGTCAAGGAGTATCTAGGCTTTTCTTTAGAAGATATAGATGGTGCTCAATTTTCTCAAAGTACGAGAACTTTTGATACCACTCTATCTACTGCTCTTATTAGGTTTTATTCTACTACAAGAGCAGAATTGTTGCCACAATCTGGGCCAGCTGGTTACGTAATCAAAGGCGAGACAAACGAGTTTTTAGAAAAAAAAGGCGATTTAATACGTAACTGGCTGAATTACTTTCTAACAGTTAAAGATGATTCCTACTACTCAGATTTTGAGCGTTTTCTGCTTTATCTAGGCTTGTATGGCAGCGGTTTTAAAAAAGTTTATTACGACAAACTAGCTGATCAGCCAGTAAGCCGTTTTATTATGCCCGAGGATTTTGTTATTGATGGCGATTGTACTTCCATTTTAGAGTCAGAGCGTCTTACGCATATATTACGTCTTTCAAAAAGAGAAATATTATTAAGGCAAAAAAGTGGAGTATACAGAGATTGCAAACTACCTTATTTAAAAAATGTTGCCTCAGGTAGTAGCGATGAAGATGAAGAGAATGATAAAAAACGAGATGGTATAGACTTAAATGTATATACTCAACAATCCTTATTTCCGATTTATGAAATTCATACTTACTTAAACTTAGATCATTTTACTAAAAATAACAGTGAAGAGTACGATGATGAAGTGCCACTACCTTATGTTATTACTATAGATAAAATTTCAAAAGAAATACTGGCTATTCGGCGTAACTGGGAAGAAAGCGACCCAGAAAAAACACGTACTAATTATTTTGTGCAGTATAATTATCTGCCAGGTTTTGGCGTATATGGTATTGGCCTTGCTCATCTACTTGGCTCAAATGCTATTACTCTTACTAAATTGCTGCGCCAACTAGTTGATGCTGGTACTTTTAAAAATCTTCCTGGTGGATTGCGTACTAAAGGTTTTAAACAACAAAACAATGATTTAATTGTTGGTCCAGGTCAATTTATAGAAGTTGATACTGGCGGAGTTCCTTTATCAGAGGCTTTAATGCCACTGCCATATTCCGAACCTTCTCAAACTTTACGAGAACTGCGACTTGAAATAGTCGATCAGTGCAGAGAGCTTGGTTCTACATCAGAACTTGGCATGCTAGATTCTAAAGAAGATATACCAACCGGCACAATGCTGGCTGCGCTTGAGAATAATAATCGTATTCAATCAGCGGTACTTAGATCAATTCACCATTCTTTTAGCTATGAACTTCAGCTTATAGAAAAGTTATTTAAAAACACTTTAGAGTATGAGGAATTTACTTCGAGCAAAGGAAGTAACTCTATTTCTCAAGAGGATTTTATTGACGAGGTAAAAATTATCCCCGTTTCTGACCCAACCTCTAATTCTCGTATTCAAAAAATACTTAAAGCTCAAGAAGTTTTAAGAACAGCAGAACAAGCCCCAGAAATGCATAACATGATGGAGGTATTGAAAATTAATTATCAAGCACAAGGTTTAACAGACGAAGAAATAGATAAAATACTACCTTCTCAAGAAACAGAAGAAGTATTGCCGTTAGATCCAATCACTGAAAACATAAATATTTTATCTGGTAAAGGTGTTGCTGCTGCTATGTGGCAAGATCACGCTGCTCACAAAATGGTACATGGAGCGTTTGCCCAGCAACATCCAGAATTACAAGCTGAAATCATGGCTCATATCACAGAGCATGAAGCATATGAATATTTAATCAAAATGCAGGAAATTATAGGGCAAGAATTGCCTCCACTTGAGGAAATAGAGAATCCTGAAATACAAAATGCAATCGCTTTAGCATCTGCTCAAGGTTTAGAAGAGTCAGGAGAGATTGAACAAAACGGGCAACAACCAATAGACCCTAATGAACTAATTTTAGCCGATATTAAACAAAAAGAAGAGGAGGTAAAAGCCAAAGAGCGCATGTCAGATAAAAAGCTAGAATTTGACATTTTCAAAACTCAATTAGAGTTCGAAAAAGAAAAAGCAAAAATTGAATCTAGCGAAGATATAGCAAAACTTAAGTCTGAGACTGAGCTTGAAAAAGCCAATACTGCACTTGAGAAAGAAGAATTAATTAAATCATCATAATTACGAGGTAACGATGAATAGAAACAGAAATTTAAGAGCTGGTTATCAAAACAAGCCTGATGCAATGAGAGAGTTAGCGGATAAACTTATGAATCATCCTGGCACAGCTAAAGACGTTAATATGTCACGTTCTGCTGCGGAGCAAGAAAGAATGAGAATGTATAAATCTGGCGGTAGTGTCAAAAAGAAGGCAGGTGGACATGTGGACATTTTTATTGAAAAAATGAACAACAACTACAAAAGCAAAAAAAGTGATAGTCATAAAAGTAAAAAGTCTGATGATAACGTAGATATTTTTATTCAAAAAAAAGCTGGTGGTTCTGTTAAGAAAAAAAGCTGTGGCCATACAGATAAATCTTCTCACAAATCGACAACCAAGAAATTTGCAGCGGGCGGAGTAGCAAAAATTAGGCATAAGCAAGCTACAAAAAGTGGAGCACCTTTACCTTCATCAAGATTAAAAAAGGGATGCAGAGGGGTATGACTCTATACGAACGCCTAATGAAAGAGCTTAAAACAGCAAGAACTAATCTTGAAACTACTATAGCTCAGGGGCAAGTTGAAGATTTTCCAAGTTATAAATTCAAAGCAGGGCAAGTAAATGGACTTGTTACAGCTATGGATATTTGTAGAACAACTTTTAAAGAGTGTGATGATGAATATATCAGTAATTAAAGCAAGTAATCGTAATAATCAAGATATAGGAATAGACTTAGATACTTTTGATGAAAAAGCAAAGCAAGCAGAAATCGCTCGTTTTAAAGATTTAAAGCCTTCTGGTTGGCAATTATACGTAAGACTATATGTGCCTCCAGCAAAAACATCAGGTGGTATTTTACTGCCCGATTCTACAAAGGACGAACAAAAATACTTAAATTTTGTTGGTTTAGTAGTGGCTATGTCAAAAGGTGCTTATAAGGACGATAGATACAAGTTTACAGGTCCATATTGTAAAGTAGGTGATTGGGTTAATTTCCCAAGACATGCAGGTTATTTATGGGCATACGATAATATCCCAATGTATGCATTAAATGAAGATGTAATAACAGGCGTTATTGATAATCCTAAAGACAACATTCCATTAATTTCTAAATAAATAAGGTAATTAAAATGAACGCAGAAGAAGCGAATCAAGACGTTTCATCCGCTCATATTGCAGACACGAGCGGAATGAAAGAATTACAAGACGCTATGAATAAGATTAATGAGTTAAATGCAAATAACGAATCTGATACACAGCTAGAAGATACAATACAAGAAGAACAGCCTGAAGAGCAAGTAGAAAAAGAAGAAACTGCATTAGAAGAAAACTTAAGTGAGCAAAAAGATGAAGAAGTTACTAGCGATGAAGAAACAACTGAGAACACTGATTCTGAAACTAAAAAAACTTATGAAACTAAAAAACAAAAAGAGAAAAAGTTTTGGAAAGAACGTAGAGAAAAATACAAAGCTCTTGCAGAAAGAGATCGCCTAGCATCTGAATTAGAAGAATTAAGATCGCAACGTGATAAGGCTCTTGAAGTTGGTAATTATCATTATGGGCAAAATGCTTATGCGGATTTAGAAAAAGCTGAATTAATGCATGATAAAGCAATTGAAGAAGGTGATGCAAAAGGTTTAAGAGAAGCCAATAAAGCTATTATCAGAGCTACTAATGCTATTGATGAAATAGAAAAGTGGAATTATAACAATCAGCAGACTACAAAAGCCCCAGAGCAAAATGAGCAGCAAGCTAATATAGCTAATGTACAAAGAGAAATAGCTCAAGATTGGCTTGAATCTAATGATGAAATCAATCCTAGTTCTGTTAATTACAATCCACAAGTGGCTCAAAAAGTTGGTGCTTTTATTAATCAACTAGATCGTAGCATCGCTGAAAGTGGCAAATCAGAGTATTACTTTTCTGAACCATATTTTGAGGCAATAGATGAACATTTATCAAAATTAAAAAAACAATCTCAAAAAAGCAATACGCCTCCAGCATCTATAAACAATGTGTCTGGCGTTAAGAAATCTTATCAGTCAGGTTCTAGTACAGCAAAAAGCAAGCAGACAATAGTGTTGACCGCTGACGAAAAGCGCATGGCTTCTAATGCTGGCATTACAGAAGAAGAATGGTTGAAATACAAAATAGATGATTTAAACAAACAAAAAAAGAGAGCGTAAATTATGTCAAAAAAACTTAGCAGAGATGAAGAAACAGTGAAAACTCGAGCATCAGAAACGAGATTGCACGAAATGAGAGATCATTATGATATGGAATATTCTAGTCCTTTGCGTATTCCAGATAGCTTGAAAAAAGACGGCTATGTTTACAGGTGGGTAAACACTGGAATTAAAGGACGTGAAAATTATCGTATTGATGAAATGGTATCAAAAGGCTGGGAGCTTGTGGCGCATGATAGGGGAACTGGAATTTGTTTTGACCCGTTGGGAAGAAATCCATTATCAAAGCAATATATTTGCTATAAAGACGTTGTGCTTATGGAAAGGCCAGAAACTTTTTCAGACAGAGAAAGAAGAAACTTATACAAAGCAAACGATGATAAAATAAGATCATTGCGTGGAGTAAGTAATGATATTGGTAGACCTAATACAACCTTAATAGATAGTTTTTAACATGGCAATTGTACCCTCAGAATCTAGTTATCAAAAAATTGAATTAACGCAAAATATTAATTTATATTTGCCTTTTTTTACACCAACCGGTGAATTAACAATTACCGACATTATGGATGTAGAGCCAGATCAAGATGGTTGGCAAATTACTTTACCTAATGCAACTGAAACACAACCAGGTGCTAATTTTATAATAAATAACATAAGCGTTAATTCTTTTTCGCTTATGTTAAATGATGGCGTTAGCGAATTAATCAATATTGCTGGCGGTGAGGTAAAGTTTGTTAATCTTACTAATAATTCTAATGCTAATGGAATTTGGTCAGTAACTCCATTCGGAGGTGGGCAAGCAGCTGTTGCTGCATTAAACGCTACAAGTTCTAACGGCACAATAAATATTGTTAATGGTGAAATCGTTCCACCTGGTGGAGATATTGATTTTACTTTAGGTGAGTTTTTGACAAATTTTCAGAGCCAAAGTATTTCAGATGGCTTCCCTGTGATTTCTGATATTCAAGATTTTTCATTTTCAGTTAGAACTTTAAATGCTGGTTCTAATATTATTATTGATAATCAAGATGGCAAAGCTGGAAATCCAACAATTAGTTTAAATAACTCAATAGAAAATTTGTCCTCTGTACAAGTAGGCAGTCTTACTCTTAGTGGTTTAACAATAAGTACCAACGAGAATAGTAATATTTTTATTCAAACTACTGGTACTGGCAATACTGTAATTAATGGAGTTACGATTGATTCTAATAACAACATGTCAGAAATCAATGATTTAAGTATAAATGGTAACTTTAGCAGTCCTTTTATACCTTCGGCATGGTGCGTGTTTACTGATACTACTACTGGCAGCGATAATACGATTGTTAATGAAAATTCTGCAAATGTTGCAAGTATTACAGGGAGCAATGGAAATTATGTGATTGAGTTTACAAACCCAATGTCATCAATAAATTATGCAGTAGTAATTACAACAGGTAGTAATGGCAGCGCATTACCACCACCAATATATCATGCATTTTTCACTGTAAGAAATTTAAACTCAGTTACTATAGCGGTACTAGATGCAAGCGGTGAGTTTGTACAAAGTATGCCAGATGGTGTTAGCGTAATTGTAATTTAATTATTTAATGCTAAAAAATATGTTATAATATATTTGTGGTAGTTATTTTTAACTTATCATGATTCTTTCTAGGTTGGTTACAATTTTTGTTTCAAAGGTTGTAGCCATAAGTTCTACGAACTTTCAAATCGTATATTAGGTTTTTCTTTTGCCCCTTAAAAAGAAGCGTCAGACGAGACATAAAAACGTTGAATTTGGTTTTTAAAATCTCTCCATTAAAGATTTCTTCGTATAGCGGTTCTACGAACCCTTTAAAATCGTATTTTTGGTTTCGAACACTCTCCTTAAAGATTCACAATATTTTTATTTAATAATTTTATAATACGAGGAATATTATGGCGTATGGCGTAAATGCTCCTTTTGGTTTAAGACCATTATCATCAATTGATGGAGGATCTTGGACCGAAAAGACAAATGAATATTTTATATATGCTGATGCTGCTGGTACTACTACCTATGAAACAAGTATATTTAATGGTGATCCAGTAGTATTTAATCCAATCAATGCTCAGGCAGGAACGATAGCTCGTTATCTACCAAATTATGCAGATGGTACACCTTCTACATTTTCAGATTTACCAATCGTTGGTGTTTTTCAAAGCTGTGAATACACTAATACTACAGGCAATTTAGTATTGTCTCCTTATTGGCCAGCTAGCACGCAGGTACAAGCAGGAAGCAAAATCAAAGCCTATGTACTAGATGATCCAAGCACTATTTTTGACGTGCAGGTTTCAACTTCTATAAATGCTAATGGTGATGCATTTGTATCAAATCCAGTGTTTCCAAATACTAACGCAACAGCTGATCTAAATGGCTCTTTTGGTAGTAATTTTGCATTAAATATTGGGGGAGGTACAAACTTTAACACTGTGCAAGTAGGCGGTGTTGCTAATATTTATGCTAATAACCCAGCGGATGGTAACACAAGAACTGGGCAATCTGGTTTTTATCTTGATGTACAAACTAATACAGGCGGAGATGTAACGCACGATTACAACAAAACTACTGCAACTTTGCCTTTAAAAGCTATTGGCTTTACTTTGAATCCTAAAAACAAACCACGTTTAGCGAATCAAACTATGGAAACTACTCCGTTCTTAAATGTAAGAGTTTTAATTAATAACCATTATTACAAAGCTGGAACTGTAGGTACTACGCTTGCATAAATAATTTAAGAGGTAAATAAACAATGATTAATACCGGTCAAATTGCCGAATTGCTGCGCCCAGGATTAAAAGCAGTATTTGGTGAATATCCAACATATCCTGAACAATGGACTGAAATATTTAAAACATACAAGTCCGATAAATACCAAGAGATTGATGTAGAGATGAAATATCTTGGTGCTGCTGATATCAAACCAGAAGGTCAGCCTATTGCGTCTGATAGTATGGGGCAAAGAGTTATTACTAACTACATTCATAAAAGTGTAGGGCTGTCTTTTACTATTACAAAAGAAGCAGTAGAAGATAATTTGTATCAAACTCAGTTCCCACAACAAGCAGTATCTCTTAGAAACTCATTAAGGGTTACTAAAAACATACTTGGAGCTAATATATTAAATAATGCATTTAATCCAGCATATCCTATTGGAGATGGTCAATCAGTATGTTCAACATCGCATCCAATCGATGGTGGTACATTCTCTAATAGATTAACTGAAAATGTTGACTTTAGTGAAGCGGGAGTAGAGCAAGCTATTATTGATATACAAAAGTTTCCAATGCAATCAGGAATACTTGCCCAAACAATGGCTAAAAAATTGATTGTTCCTAGGGAATTACAATTTGAAGCATCAGTATTGCTAAATAGTCAGTTTAGAACTGGCACAGCGGACAACGATATTAACGCTATATATCACAATGATTATATGCCAGATGGATATAGAGTAAATCAATATCTAACTGACCCAGCTGCTTGGTTTATTATTACTGACGCACCTGATGGCATGAAGCATTTCCAAAGAACCCCAGTACAAACTGATACGTATGTTGATTATCCAACTGACAACGTTATGGCTAAAGCGTCAGAGCGTTATTCTTTTGGTGTGTCAAATCCACGTGGGATTTTTGGTTCTCCTGGTGTTTAAACATTAAGCAATTATTTGCTTAAATTTATTATTAATTCAAGAGCGTTTATAATTATGGACAATACTTCTGGCACTTACAATTTTCAATCAGTTGAAGTAGAGTTGTTAATTAGAGACGCTTTTGAACAAATAGGCGTATTGCCTGAATTTATCACTCCGCAAAAATTAGAATCTGCAAGACGAAGCATTAATTTATTGCTTTTAGAATGGATGAATAAAACCACTAACCTGTGGACCATTCAAAGTGATTTTTTATCTCTAAATGAATTTCAGATCAAATATTCGTTAGAAAAATACGTAATGGATATTACTGAATTAAATTTAAGAACTTCTAATAGAGAGCTGTCTGGAGTTCCAGCATCAAGCAACAACGGAGATCCAGCAAATGCTTTTGACGGAAATAACGCTACAGCATGCATTCAAGATGCTCCTGATGGTAATATTTCATATGATTATGGGGCAGGTAATACTCAAAATATTACTTTTATAGGTGTTACATCTAATGATGACACAGAATACTCTCTCGCCATAGAATACTCTTTAAATAATGCAGATTGGAAAAATTTAAAAACTACTCCTAAACAATTATATAAAAAAGGCGAGTTAGTTTGGTTTGATATAACAGCCCCAGTAAATGCACAAGCATATCGAATACGAGAAACTGGCGGAGCAACTTTAAATATTCAAGAGATATATTTTAATAATAATGTTTTAGACACTGTAATTAGTGGCGTTAGTAGAGATGAATATTTACAAATGCCTCAAAAAAATATTACAGGAAGGCCATCTATTTTTTATTTTGATCGTACAATTACCCCATCTTTGTACATCTGGCCAGCACCAACCCAATATTATAATGCAATTGATTATTCTTATAAAAGGGCAATGCAGGATGTAGGTTTATACACCAACACTTTAGAAATACCAGCAAGATTTTACCCGGCTCTAGTAGCAGGACTTAGCTTTAAATTAGCATTAAAATTTAACAATCAAATTGCCGAAATGCTAAATCAAGAATACCAGAATATATTTAATCTTGCGACCATAGAAGACAGCGAAGACATTATTTTTAGCATAAATCAAGGATGGTCTTCATGAGTTGGATACAAAAATGGAAAAGTAAATACGTAAAAGTAAATCCAAAAAACCCTAATGGACTGGGTGTATGTGATCGCAGTGGCTTTGTTTTTAATCACAAAGATTTAGTAAAACAAATGGAGTGGAGAGGAAATAATCTAGTGTGGACTGGACTTATGGTTGGCCCTCCTTTTTTAGACAAACCTTCAGAGCAAAACAGACCGCCTATTGTAAAAGACGATCCCAAAACTCTTAAAAATCCTAGATTGCCAAAGGATTATATTTCACCTGATAGCAATCCTGCACCTAATAACAAAGAGCTTACTTTTAAATTAAACAAAGTAAGGTGGAATTAAAACAGGAGGTCTATTGTGTACGATCCAAATACATTACGAATATTATCTTTAGATGGTGGAGGTATGCGGGGATATGTATCCACTAATTTCTTAAAATCCTTTGTAGATTTATGGGGAGTGAACCCAAATGAGCTATGGAGATATTTTGATGTGATTGCTGGTAGTTCTATTGGGGGTATTTTAGCATTATCTTTGTCTTATGGCAAAAGTCCCGAGGAGCTACTACCATTTTTTACTCAAAATGGACCATGGATTTTTACAACAAGCACAACTACTCCTTCGGTTACACCTTCTACTTTGACAAAAATTAACACCATTGTTGGAGGCCCATTAAGTAGTCCCACTTTTTACCCTGGAGATACCAATGGTATTGGCACGAAGAGATTAAAAAGCGATTTAGATACAGAGTTCGGTACAAGTAAAATGACCGATCTTAAGACCACAACTGTAATTACTTCGTTTGAAAAAAATAACGTAGACCCTGATTACGGAGTTGATACTAATACACCTGTTTATTTTTCTAATAGCAAGATTGTGCCAAGTTTAATAGGGCAAGACTTCAATATTACGGACGTTGCAATGGCAACAAGCGCTGCACCTTTGTATTTTCCATCATGGGCTATAGGTACTGATTTATATATAGATGGCGGCATTATTCAAAATAACCCTGCGAGCCTTGCTCTAAGCATTGCAAAAGCAAAAAAGCCAGCTGCAAATCGCTATTGTGTTCTTTCTGTTGGCACTGGTCTTGGTGATGTGGGCTTTCCTCCTGAGCAAGAAGTAAGACAAAGAGTAAGACAAGAAGTGCAAGAGATGCGTAAAGATCGTAAAGCATTTGCAGATAAATGGCGTTTAAGCAGCAAACAACTAAAAGAAGTAGAAGATTTAAGTAATAATGTACAAGCATTAGAGGGAGGATATTTAATCATTTACTTGTTAGGAGCTTCTACTACTGGTCCTCAAGAAGTCGCTGCAAAAGAGCTTTTTATACGAAGTAATTATACGCTAGAGAACTTGTATTACTACAGGATGCAATATTATTTTGAGCCAAGTCAATATACAGAATTTGATAACTCTACACCCGAAATATTAGATTATTATCGCACTTCAAGTTTGGAATATTTTAATAACGACATAGACAATATATCAACTTTTATAGGACATTTAACCGCATGAATTTTGATATTTTGCATAATTTTATATCGCCAGTTACAGGAAGAGTTTTATGCGACCCTGACTATATTTTAGTAGGTAGTAGAAACAGCATTGCCATTCCTTCTCCTATACTGATTGACATAAGATTAGATTTAATAGATATCAGAAAAGAGATAGATGATTTAGAAGCAATAAATCAAAGAGTTGGTTTTATTATTAGCGAGCCAGATGCAGCTTTACCAAAAGCTCAAGCATTAAGCGTGCTTAATGATGGGTTTATGTATAATACAAATGGCGTAGTTAGTACAACAAATGTACTACCTTTGCCAAGTTTATCATATGAACATTTATGGATTGGAGATATTAATAATACTCCTATTCAATTGCCTAATATTAAAATTAATAATCTTCCGGGTCTAACGCAAAACAAGATATGGAAAGGTGATGCTCAAGGTAGACCCATTGAAGTTGATATTGGTGATATTGCAAATCTTCCTGATTTGGACAACAACAAGTTATGGATAGGGGATATAAACAACAGGCCTGTAGCTAACACAACTATCAGCACTGAAAACTTACCAGAGCTAGGAGTAACGGATGTACCTGACCCAGTAACAGGTTCTTTTGTAGGTAAAATATGGGAGGGTACGACCTCAGGAAGACCTGAAGCTTCGAACACTTTAGGGGCAGCCGTTGCGGATATAGGTCTTCTTAATGCCAAATTCCTCGCAGGTAAATTTATTATGAAAAGTGGGCTTGTAGCTTCTTTTCCAGCAGCTCAGTTTTTAAATAATTTAACTGCTGGTGCTTTAGTTAAGACAAGTAGCTTAGGCAATGGCAATTTAGAAAGCGTTCTATTATCACAAAATCAAGTATTAATGGGGGGTGCTAATAACACCCCAGAATCAAGAGCAAGAATAGGTATAGATAACTTACCCACTCTAGCTCAAAACAACTTATGGATAGGTGATGCAAATAGTAACCCTATAGCAAAAAGCACAATAAACTTAAGCAACCTACCCGCTTTATCTAGTGACAAAATATGGAAAGGTGATGCTCAAGGCAGACCTATTGAAGTCAGTTTAAACAACGTTGATAATTTACCAGATTTAGAAAATAAAAAATTATGGATAGGCGATGTAAATAATAGGCCAGTAGCTAATTCAATAATATTTATAGATAATCTTCCAGATTTAGCTCAAAACAAGATATGGAAAGGTGATGCCCAAGGCAGACCTGTTGAAGTTGATATTAATAACACGGATAATTTACCAGACTTAAATAACAATAATCTTTGGTTAGGTGATGCAAATAATAGGCCAGTTGCAAACGCTACAATAGATATTAACAATCTACCGGGCCTAACTCAAAACAAAATATGGAAAGGTGACGCTCAAGGTAGACCTGTTGAAACTGATTTCAGCACAGCTCCAGATGATGCAACTTACATATTAAAAGAACCTAATGCTAACCTTTCAAATGCTCAGGTTTTAAGTGAACTTGGCGTAGGAATGGCAAAAATAGTTGCAGGCGGAGCTTTTGCTATTGCTATTCCTGATGAAGATTACGCAACTGTTGAAACATTAAATCAAATCAAAGCCGAATGTGAAGAGTTTAAAAACCAAGCGGCAACATCAGCAGAAGAAGCTTCAACATCTGCAACTGAAGCCAGCACATCAGCAACAGAAGCTGCAACATCGGCTACTGAGGCCTCTGCCTCTGCAACTGAAGCAACAACAGCAGCAGGTGAGGCTACGGCTGCTGCTGCCGAGGCGACTGGCGCAGCAGCCGCTGCTAGTGGGTCTGCTGGTGCTGCTGGAGTATCAGCCGCAGCAGCTGCTGCATCGGCTCTTGCTGCAGGAGCTTCTGCTGGTAGCGCGTCTTCTTCAGCATCAGATGCTAGCTCTTCTGCTTCTGATGCTAACGATTCTGCGGCAAGTTCTGCAAGCAGTGCAAGCCAGTCATTACAATATCTAAATCAGCTATTAAATACCGGCATAAATTTAGTAGGAGATGTTTTAGGCAGTGGTCCTTTAAAAGATCCTATTACTCTTACTTTTAAAGCAAATCCAATATTTACAGGAACAGGGTCAATGACTATTCCAGTAGGCAGTACTGCCGAGCGTCCAGCAAACCCAGTTATTGGGATGACTCGGATAAATACTAGTTTTTAAATATGTTATAATAAAAAAAAGGAAAAAATATGGCAAGACAAGAATATTATGATGGCACGCAGTGGATTGTAAACGGAGACGGAACAGTCAAATCCATAACAGCGGGAACAGGTCTTGATGGTGGTACTATTACAGAATCAGGTACTATATCTATAGCAAACACAACAGTAGTTGCTGGTGATTATGAATATGCTTCTATTACAGTAAATGACCAAGGACAAATCACATCAGCAACAAATGGTGTAGCTCCTGTTACTGTAATTAATGGCACACCTAATCAAGTTGACGTGGTTACAGACGTTAATGGCTCAACTATTTCTTTATCTCCTACCATTGAATTTCCCGGTGATATAGCAGTTAATAACGGACAATTGACAATACCAGTAGGAACTACAGCGGAACGTCCAATTAATCCAGTTATTGGAATGATTAGAATCAACACGGAACTTTAGATTAATGACAAAACCAGAATATTTTGATGGAACAGAATGGAAAAGTTTTTGTAGCGAAGGTGCGCCTGTTAATATTGAAAACGCCACAAGCTCACCTTTTCCAATTACTGGTTCTTTAATAATAAAAGAAGGTTCTATTAATGTTGATCTAGGACCGGAATTAGACGCTTTAGCTGTTTTTAATCAAAATGGATTAGTTACTAGAACAGGAGATGGTACTTACGCTGGTCGAGAGTTAATAGCTGGTAATGGAATTGAAATAGAAAATGGCAACGGAGTTAATGGAAATCCTATAATTTCTGCTACTGTATTGCCAGACCCATTTATTAACGACTTACCTATCAACGGTAATTTAGATTTAGAAAGTTTTGATTTAATTACCACTGGTAATATTAACGCTCAAACTGGTTTTTTAACTGCTAATAACCTGCAAGCTTATAACGCAACTAGTATTTTATTAAATAGCCCGATTGATATGCAAGGGCAGTCTATTAGTAACTTACAATCGCCTACAAAACCCGATGATGCTGCTACAAAAAATTATGTAGATACGAATACAGCCACCCCTTTTATTAACGACTTACCTATTAATGGTAATTTAGATTTAGAAAGTTTTGATTTAATTACCACTGGTAATATTAGTTGTAGAGAAAATACGTTTATTGGAAATAATATCGCTGCTTTTAATTCGCTTAATTTAGCCACAGGAAATAATCTAGATTTACAAGGTAACAGAATTTTATCGCTTCCGCTCCCTGTTGATCTTGATGAACCAGCAACAAAAGAATACGTGGATGATCTTGCTTCTTGGTTTTTCAATGAAATTGGTCGAACTTTTCTAACGCAACCAATTACAGTTACTAGTTCATTTGATGTACAAAGCAATGTAAAAGTGATTAACGGAATTATATCATGCTTAGAAGGCGATATTAACTGCGGAGAAAATACGTTTATTGGTAATAATATTGCAGCATTTAATTCGCCTAGCATAACAACAGGAAGTAATTTAGATTTACAAGGCAATAGAATTTTATCACTCCCGCTCCCTGTTGATCTTAATGAACCAGCAACAAAAGGGTATGTAGATAATTTAGTTTCTAACGACAACATTCAGCTTTCTGTAGTAGAAATTTCTAGCTCTCAAATACTTGATTTAGACAATCATCCAGTATCGTTAGTTGAGTGTCCTCTAGGATGCGCAATCCTTCCCCGCAACGTAGTAACCATATACATACCTGGAACTCAAGAATATGACGATGATGATTTAGATATTAACATTGCTATTGGTAACGTTAGATTTGGCACAGTAGACTCAAATCTATTTAAAGAAGATGATCCTGCTCTTGATGTGCTAAACCTCAAAGACATTAAGGTTGTTTCAAACAGTGATATAATTAATCAAGATTTAATCATTTACAACAGAGATTCAGGTTTGAGTAAGGGGAACGGCACTTTAAAAATTTTCACTTGGTATTCAACACTTTATTTAGGAGATATTACATGACAAAAGATAAAACAAACGAAGTTTCTACGACTGATTTTGCTATTAATTACAACGGTCTTGGTGCTGTAACTAATTTAATGAAAGACGCTCAAAATATAAGAAATTTAACAAACTCTATTTTTGGTAGGTGTTGGAACGACACACAAAGCTCGCAATTACAAGCTGTATGTGAAGCAACTAACACATCAATCTCTATGTTACAAGAAGATATTACGAGTTTACAAGCGTTACTAGCACCTTACGAAAATACTACAAATAATAAAAAATAACGAGGTTTTATGAATACTAAAGATACATTACAAAACATCATCAAATATTCTCAAGTTTTATATAGTGACGGAATACTTTATTCATCTGACGACAAAGCTATATCAACTCAAGAGCGCAGAAATTTAGTCACTAAAGATATTGCTTTAATTCAAGAGCAAATCAAAGTTCTAGAAAATATATTAAATTCAAATAAATAGAGGCAAGACATGACCACAAATTTTAACGGGATAGAAATTACAAGCAACGCAAAAACAGGAACTTCAAATAAAACAGCTTGTCTAATTCCTCCTAATGTAACTGAGTCGCAACGAGACTTACTACAAAACAAAAAAAATGGCTCGATGATTTACAATATTACTGCTAATGAGTGGCAAGTATTTGCTGGTGGTAAATGGTTGGGCTTAGTATCAGAAAAACCTATTACTCCAGCACCTGGATTGAATACAGAAGCTTTTGTGTTACCAGTTGGAAAGCAAGACGAGGTTGAAAACCTTAATAGAGAAAATGGCTTTATGTATCTTGATATTACAAATAATCAAGTAAGGGGTTATATTAACCGTGAGTGGATAACTTTTTATGCCACTCAATGCGAATCCCCGTATCAAGTGGAGTGAGTAATATTTATGAGCATTTTTGTTGATTACGATAATGCAATATTTCCAAATTTATCTAGTACAAAAACAACTTTAATCGCAGCAGACAGTAATGCTCTATGGGTAAATAGTATTATTGTCTGCAATAGAAGTAAGCAAACAATAAGATTTAATTTGCAACAGATAAAAAGCAGTACCGACACTAGCGAGGTATTTTTAATTAATGAATTTGAAATAGATCCTTTGGAAAGCGTTGATGTTTTAAACAAACTAGGATTGACTTTAAATTTAAAATTTTCTGCTATTCCTAGTGTTAGCGACAGTATAGTTTGTTTTTCAAATGGCAGTACGCAAGTTTTTGATTGCACTGTGATCTATAGCAAACTTAATGAATTACCTATTGCTTAAAATATGTTATAATAGTTTTAAGTATATGTATTAGCATATGCTCCTCTTTTTAGCTGGAGAGTGTAAAAAGCTCTTCAGCAAGTTTCTGTGAAACTCAAAATCGCATCTTTGGTTATCTCTTAATCCTCAAAAGATTTCTTAAATTTAACACAATAATGGATGCGATATGAATCCAGCAATAATAAATTACGTGCAATCTCAACAGCAAATAGCTGACCAAATGCGTTTATTAAATGACAACAGTCAAAACGCAAACAGTGAACCAATTAATGCTAGTCCTAATCCTTTTGATTCTGGTATTCAAAGAGCTATCTCAACAGCTAGAGACTCTTTAGGGATGACAGAAAAGCAGCAAGATCGAGCTTTGCGTAGAAGTTTACTTAATTTTGCTGCAAATATTGCACAAACTCCTAAACAAAAAGGGTTTTTTAATAATTTCGGAGCCATGTCTCGTGCCGCTCTTCCAGCTATCAGTGAATATGATAATGCAGAAGCAGAAGCCGAAATGGCAAATAATGCTATGGCTAAACAAATTCAGGATTATCAAAGAGGCTTAAGAGCTGAAGCGTTTGAACGTGAGAAGTTTAATAGTCAGGCAAAGTTTCAACAAGATCAACTAGCAGAGACTAAGCGTTATCATAATTTAATGGACAAGCTTAATCAAAA